CAAAGTTCCCTGATAAGGAACTTTGGGAATTTGTTGGTCTTGAAGATTGTCGCATTGTCCGTTGGGACGGCAAACTATATATTTGTGGAGTGAGAAGAGATCTTGATACAGTTGGTACAGGAAGAATGGAACTTTCTGAAATTGAAATTACTGAGGATGGTGTAAAGGAAATTAATCAGTATCGTATTCCAACTCCAGTAGATAAAAATTCTTATTGTGAAAAAAATTGGATGCCCATTTTAGACATGCCGTTTCATTTTGTAAAATGGACAAATGGTACAGAAATTGTAAAATATGATATTGAAAGTAATATAACAGAACAGGTTATTCTTAAGGATTGGAAGAATCTGGATTGTATAGATTTAAGAGGAGGATCTCAGGTTATTCCATTTGAGTCTGGACATCATATTGCATTGAATCATGAGACATTTCTTTTTAGAAGTCCTCAAGATCGAAAGGATGGAACTTATAGACATAGATTTATTCTTTGGGATGAAGATTGGAATATTGTTAAAGTTTCTCCAAGATTTTCATTTTTAAATGCCGAAGTTGAATTTGCGGTTGGTATGTGTGAATACGGAGATGATTATTTAATTACCTTTGGTTTTCAGGATAACGCTGCTTATTTACTAAAAGTTTCACAAAAATTTGTAAAAGATTTTATTTTTAAGGGAGAATGAAATGATACTGGATTTAAATTATGTCTTTGAAAAATATAGTCCAAAGGTTTCTGGAATTATTCATATAGGTGGGCATTATGGGAATGAGATTGAGAAATATAAATCTCATAATGTAAATAATATTGTTTTATTTGAACCACTATCGTCTAATTTTTCTGTTCTTTCTGAAAAAATTAGGCAAGTAGGTTGCAATATTACTGCTCATCAAGTTGCTCTTGGTAATGATAACCGAAGAGTCGTGATGAACATTAGTAGTAATGAAGCACAAAGTAGTTCTATTCTTACTCCCAAAGTTCATTTAACTGCTCATCCTGAAGTTTCTTTTGATGGAACTGAAGAAGTTCAGATGAAAAAACTTGATGACTATAACTATCAAACTTACAATATGATGGTTATTGATGTTCAGGGTTATGAACTTGAAGTTTTAAAAGGTGCATCGAAAACATTAGATAATGTTGATTATATCTATTGTGAAGTTAATCGTGATGAAGTTTATGAAGGTAATGCTAGAGTTGAGGAAATTGATGAGTATCTTTCAAGTTATGGATTTGAAAGAGTAGAAACTCAGTGGTATTATACTGAAGTTTGGGGTGATGCTTTCTACATTAAAAACAAAAAGTCATATGGAAATGTATCTATAATTTGTGCTTGTAAAAATAGATATAATTCTCTAAAACTTTCATTAAATTCTTGGTTGATGTTTGATGCAATTAAAGAAGTTATAATTGTTGATTGGAGTTCTGATGATTCTATTGATGATTTATTGTCTCTGGATGAAAGAGTTAGAATTATTCGTGTAAATGGACAGAAATATTTTAATTTGTCTCAACCATTAAATCTTGCTGCTTCTTTTGTAACAGGTGATTATATTTTAAAAATGGATTGTGATTATTTAATTAATCCATATTTTAATTTTTTAGAAGATTATGTCGTAGATGAAAATTCATTTTTGTCTGGAAATCCAACATATAAAAGTCCTGAGTTTATGGAGGATGGATTATCTAAGGTTGATTTTACTGGAATGGAGTATACCGACATTGCCGATTATGTAAATACATATTCTCATTATTATAAGTATCTAAAGGGACTACTGTTTGTAAGCACAAAAAACTTTCAAAAAATTGGTGGATTTAATGAAGATATTCAAAGTTATGGGTGGGATGATGGTGAAATTATCGTTAGATTGGAGAAATTAAATTTAATTCATAAAAAAATGAATTATGATTATCGAGTAATGCATTTACCACATCCAGATAAGAAAAGAATAGAACATTCTAAAGATTATAATATCACTGATGAAAATTATTTCACCGATACGATGAGAGGACAATATTCTGAAGATTCTCTACCATTTCAAGTGGATTATGCATTAGTCGCCCATTATACTGAATTAAATAAAACTCGATTGTTAGAATCTGGTGTTTTAGGCGACAATTCCGAACATTATGTAAAACCAAAAACAATTTGGAATATTAGTGAACTAGGAGTAAATTATTATCTTGCGGAAGAAAAAAATATGATTAATGATAAATTAAAAGGAATTCCCTCAGTCTATTATGTGACTTTAGATGAAAGTATTGATAGGCAGAAAGAATTACAAAACCAATTTTTGAATTATCATATTATTCCGAAATCAATTAAATCAAAAAGATTTTCAGAATCCGATGATAAAGTTTCTGGAAAATATTTAAATACTTTGAATGATGGAACAAAAGGTTGTTGTGTTTCTCATTTAAAGGCAATCAAACAATGGTATGAAAATTCTAATGATGATTATGGATTTTTCTGTGAAGATGATTTAAGTTTAGAAACTGTGGAATTTTGGAATTTTACTTGGGATGATTTTATTGAAAAAATTCCAGAAGATGCTGAGTGTGTTCAGTTATTTACAATTCGGGATAATTATAATACTTTCGAACTTCGTGAGAGGTATTGGGATGATTGGGGAGTAACCGCCTATATCATTACTCGTGATTACGCTAAAAAAATAATTGATACCTTTATTAAAGATGATTGCTATAATTTAGAAATTCCCGATCAAGATATAATGCCTTTAATTGAAAATATTTTGTTTGCTTCCGTTGGTAAAACTTATACCATTCCACTTTTTGTTGAAAATATTAAATTCAATTCTACTTTTGTTGGATATGATGATGATGTAAAGGATGGACATAAAAAGAATCATAAGATTTCTAGAGACCTTGTGTTAAATTATTGGAAAAATAATTTTAATAATTCAATTAAACAAAAAACAGAACTTGAGAATCTTTTAACTTCTTATTCTTTGGATACCGAAAATGCAGAACATAATTTCAATCTTGGATTATGGTATGAAAAAGAAGGTCATACTGCACCAGCACTTTCTTACTATTTGAGATGTTCAGAAAGATCTGAAAATGAAGACCTAGCATATGAGGCATTAATTCGAGGATCTTATTGTTATGAAAAACAAGGTGAAAGAGATGGTAGTTCCAGATCACTTCTTTGGCAGGCGCAGGCATTTAGACCTGATAGACCCGAGGCATACTTTCTTTTAAGTCGATATGCAGAAAGAAGAGAATGGTGGCAAGATTGTTATATGAATGCAGATCTAGCACTCAGATATTGCAATTTCGATTGTAATTCTTTACGAACTAATGTAGAATATCCAGGTAAATGTGGATTACTATATGAAAAAGCAGTTTCTGGTTGGTGGTGGGGAAAAACTGAAGAATCAAAATCTTTACTTTTAGGACTTTTGGAAGAATATCAACTTCCGGAAAATGATAAAAATATCATCAAGGAAAAATTAAAAAGTTGGGGAGTAGAAACTCATTAAAATTATAAAATAAATATAAAAAATTATTAAACCGATATGAATTTCACAGTTTATTCAAAAGAAAATTGCCCATACTGCTATAAGGTCAAACAGGTTCTTGAGTTGACGGGAAGCAACTTCGTGGTGTATAATCTTGATGAGCACTTCACCAAAGAAGAATTTTATTCCGAATTTGGTGAAGGATCCACATTTCCACAAGTTATTTGTGGAGATCAAAAATTGGGTGGATGCACTGATACAGTTAAATTTTTAAAAGAAAAACAAATTGTCTGATAAAACCATAAATAACTCTAACCACAGAAATCGTGGCGTTGAAGTTCTTTTATACAAAGGGGGAAAAAAGCAAACTCAACCGTTTCATATTATTTTTGAGAAGATAGTTTGCTTTCTGAATCGGGAAGTCACTATCTATTTTGAATTTTCCTTTATATCAAGGAAAAAAGTAATTTCCCGGAGAAAAAGAAATGTTAGCAACTAGTTTAGTTTTTGGTTCATTTTTAACTATACTATTTCTTATAGTGGGACTTGTGGTAGGTTGGGTTGCCCGAGAATATATGATGAACTATCAGGACAGACCTAAACTTCATCCAGAGTTTTTTGATGATAAAGGTAATGTAATTGCTGATGAAGTTGTTGCAGTAAGTTTTAATCCAGATTATTTTCTTGACGAAGATCTGGATGAGGACGAAGACGATTAACTAAATATTACAAATAATACTAGATTTTGATTTTTTATGAGCACGACAATTCAAAAAAAGACCGCAACTAAATCAAAGACAGTTACGGTCAAGGCAAAAGAAACTCCAATTCCAGATCTGCCTGCAAATCCATTTATTTTTGAAATTCTTCAACTTACATCTAAGCAAAGAACAAATGCTAAAAAAGTTGAAGTTCTCAAAAAGTATGAAGATCCATCGTTAAAGGCAATTTTTATCTGGAATTTTGATGAGAGTGTAATTTCTGTTCTTCCACCTGGAGAGGTTCCTTATGCTAGTGTAGGAGAGCAAAACTCTTTTAGTGGGACGATTAGTGAAAAAATCGGTGATGCTGTTTCTAAAATGGGAGAGATTGGAAGTAACTCTCTTGGGTCGCAAGATCAAGGATTCTCTTCAATTCGCAAAGAATATCAAAAGTTTTATAACTTTGTGAGGGGTGGAAATGATGGACTAAGTTCTCTTCGTAGAGAGACAATGTTCATTAATATTCTTCAGGGACTTCATCCTTTGGAGGCAGAAATTCTTTGTCTTGTAAAAGATAAAAAACTGGATGAAAAATATAAGATTACAAAGGAAATTGTTTCCGAAGCATATCCTGATATTCAATGGGGAGGTCGTTCGTGAGTAAAATTGGTGATGTTGTTGAGAGGGTACAAAATACGGAAAAGCATATGGACTCTTGGACACCAGCAGAAAAGGAAACCTGTAAATCACGATATGGTTGTGAGATACTGATTCAAGATGGTTCTTATGCTGAAGTATGTACAAAGGATGCTCCCAATGATGCTTATATTATAAAGTATATGGTGGAGAATAAAATTTGTTTTGATCTCACTCGTGGTGGAAGAATCAAATTATTTGATATGTACTGGGATAAGTTTCGTGAAAATCTGAAGAGCATTGAATTCGGATACGGTCGAGTCAATCCAAAACTCTGGGGTTATAAGACGCCCGAAAAGAAAAAGCGAAAGT